ACGGCATCACCTATCAAGGGTCGATCACCGTCCGCGTCATCACCACCCACTGATTCACCTACCGGCCGCCCAGCGGCTTTATCCAATGTGCCTTTGGAGGACCCCCCATGGCCGAAGACAACCTCAACACAGCTGCCGGCTGCCGCCTCTCCATTGGTGGCAAGACCGGCGCGAGCACCCTCACGGAATACGAAGCTGACACCTATGTGGACGTTGGCGAAATCGAAGATCTGGGCGAATTCGGCGACACGTTCAACCCGGTGAACTTCACTTCCCTGGCCAATGGCCGGGTGCGCAAGTACAAGGGCACCGCTGATGCGGGCAACATGACCATGACCGTTGGCCTGGACAATGGCGATGCCGGCCAGAAGGCCGTGGGCGTCGCTCACAAAGACCGCACCAAGGGCAATTACAACATCAAGGTCACGCTCAACGATGGCGACCCAGGCGCAACCCCTGCGATCCTGCCGACCACGTTCTACTACGGCGTCAAGGTGATGAACAACACCGTGGCCCCGGGCGCCGCCGACAACGTCGTCCGCCGCAACGTGACCCTGGCTATCAACACCGACATCATCGAAATCCCAGCCGGCCCGGCTGTCCCGTGATCGATGGGGCGCAAGCCCCATCCTCTCCTGCGAGAAACCCAATGAGCGAAGCCTTGCACGGCACCGTCACGCTGGTGATTGGCGGTCGCAGCTACACCCTCAAGCCGACGCTGGATGCAGCGCTGCGCATCGAGGCCCGTTTCGGCGGGCTGCGCGGCGCGCTGGAGTCCATGCGCCTCATGAGTATCGCCGCCTGTGCCGACGTTGTTGTCGCTGGCGCCGACCTGAAGCCGGATCAGCACCCAGTCATCGCCGGTGAAGTGTTTCACACCGGTGTGGCCCAGGTGTCCGGCAAGCTGACTGAGTTCATCACCGTCCTGCTTAACCCGGTGCCACCGAGCGTGGCCGCCCGGGGAAAGGACGAGGCGGTCAGCACAGCGCAGTGAAGAACGGCAGCTACGTCGACTATCTGTTCGGCGTGGCCACCGGCTGGCTTGGCTGGCCGCCTGACACCGCGTGGCACACCCCCATTCCGCAAATCATGCTCGCTCTCGATGCTCGGCTTGATTGGACCGGACGAGGGCAGAGCCAAGGCCAGGGGCAAGCCCCGGCGTCCCCGCAGAAGCGTGAAAGCGTTGCGGACAAGTTGAAGAGCTTCCTGCGAGGGCGGCCCAAACAGTAGACAGCGTGCCGCCTCCGTGCGGTTTTTTGTGCTTGGAGATTTGCATGGCCGACCAACAAGTCCAGGGGATGCTGGTCCAGATCGAGGCCACCACGGCACAGCTGCGCCGCGAGCTGGCCAGCGCGGACCAGGTGGTGGCACGCACCGCCCAGTCGATCGACCGCAACCTTGAGCAGGTTGACTCTGCGTTCGACACCGCTGGTGTTGCTGCTCAGAGGGCTGGGGGGCTGATGCGTGGCGCCTTTGCCGCCGTCGCAGGTGCCGGCCTGATTGGCAGCATTATTCAGCAGGTTGACGCCTACGGTCAGATGTCCGACCGCATGAAGGCCGCAGCCGGCAGCGCTGGTGAGTACCAGGCGGTGCAGGAGCACCTGCTGCAAACTGCTCAGGAAACCTACCGGCCACTGGCTGAGGCCCAAGAGCTGTACATCCGCACCGCAGATGTGATGCGCAGTCTGGGATTCAACACCCAGCAGACGCTGGATATCACCGACAGCTTCAGCTTCCTGCTCGTGACCAACGCTGCCGCTGCCGACAAGGCCGGCTCCGCACTGGATGCCTACTCCAAGGCATTGCAGACCGGAAAAGTTGAAGCGGATGGCTGGGTGTCCATTCAGGACGCCATGCCCACCATCGTCACTGCCATCGCCGCTGCCACAGGCAAGAGCGCGGAGGAGATCAGAAAGCTCGGCGTCCAGGGCAAGCTGTCGCTCGATGATATCAATACCGGCCTGCTGCGCACCGTGGAGGCCAACCGCAAGGCTGCGGCCGACATGTCCACCAGCGTCCAGGACGCGATGGTGAACATCAGCAACGCCATTCAGACATTCCTGGGGGGGATGGAGGAGCAAACCGGCATAGTCGCAGGCTTGGCAAACGTGCTAATTGCGCTGGCGGACAACGTGGATCTGGTGGCGGTGGCCATGGGCGGCGTCGGTGCTGCGGCACTGACCAACTATGTGGCCAAGTCTGGGATGGCAGTCCAAGCGGCACGGGCTGACCGTGCGGCGCGTATTGCCCAGGCCGAGGCAGTTTTGCAGGCGGCCATCGCCGATCAGCGCAAGGCCCAAACCGCAACCATCCTGGCCGCTCGCGAGGCTGCGGCAGCGCAAGGCACTGCGGTTCAGACGCAGATGTCGATCCAACTGGCTCAGGCGCGGCAGAGAGAAGCTGCTGCTACTGCAGCGGTAGCAACTGCTCAGAGTGGCCTTCGATCTGTCAGCGCCGGCTTGCTTGGGGTACTGGGCGGACCGATGGGCCTGGCCCTGCTGGCAGGTACCGCAGCGGCCAGCTTCCTGTTGTTGCGCGATAACGCAGATCGAGCGGGCATCAGCCTCGAAGAAATGCATAAGCCGGTCTCGCAGTTGCGGGAAGAGTTCGCGAAGCTCAACAAGGACCAGCGCGAAGCGTCGTTGGTCAAGTGGCAGCAGGAACAGATAACTTCTGCAGACAAGGTCAAGGATGCATACGGCGACCTGGCCCAGTCCATCCGATCTGCTGTAATCACTGCGCCGGCGCGTGACTCCGGTGGCCAATACAACCGCCAGCTTGCCGAATACCAAGGCCTGATTGACCGTTTAAACGAAGCACGCTCCGCCGGTCAGGGGTTGTCGCCAATCCTGCAGGAGGTCGGCGCTCGACTACAGCTTCCAGCCGGAACCCTGCAGCAGTGGATCACCCAGGCTGGCGCTGTCAGCGATGCCGATCAGCGTTCAGGCCTGATTGCCGAAACCCTGCGGGTGCTTACCGGGGTCACCGAAGAAAACACCTCGGCCACCCAGGCGAACAATGCCGCGAAGGTCGGCATGAGCTCGGCAGGGCAGACCTACCTGGAAACGCTAAAGAAGCAGCTGGCAGGCCTGCAGGATAATGGCGACGCGACGAGAATCGCCAACCGCTACATCGAGGAAAACGCCGACCTCACCGAAACAGATCGCCAGGCGATTCTTTCGGCTGCCAGCGCGATCGAGTCGCAGAAGAAGGCCAACAAGGATGCCACCGAGGGCAGCAAGGACCGCGCGAAGGCGCTAAAGGATGAGATCAAGGCCCTCGACGCGATCATCGACCGAGCGTTGCCCGAGAAAAAGCGGCTGGAGGATCTGGCGGAGGGCGTGCAGGGGCTTCGCAAGGCGCAAGCCGCAGGCAAAATCACCGCCGCCGAGATGGAGCTCGGCATCAAGAACCTCAACACGGCCTATGCCGATCCCGTCCTGCAGAAGCGGGCCGAGGAAGAGCGGAAGCTTGCCGAGGTGCGGCGTAACAGTGCCGAGGCCTATCGCAAGGCGATGGAAGTGGTCCTGCAGACCCGTCAGGACGCAATCAATGCGGATGTGGCCGGCGTAGGCATGGGCGATGACCAGCGTGAAGAGGCCGACCGGTTAAACACCGTCCGGCAGAAATATGCGGAGGCGCGTCGACAACTGGAGGAGCAGCAAGAGGACGTGTCGCGCCGGCTCAGTCAGGACGCCTACCAGCAGCGGCTGGCAGACCTCGCCGACTACCAGGCGCGTGAGTTGCAGATGGAGGTCGACGGCTTCGAGGCCAGATTGCAGGCGCAGCGCGACTACCGAAACGGCGCCAAGCGGGCTTGGGCCAACATCCAGGCTGACGCAGTGAACGTGGCTGGCGCAACTGATGACATGCTCACCACCGGTTTCAATACGGCACGTGACGCTGTGGCCGAGTTTGCCATGACGGGGAAGGCCAACTTCAAGAGCTTCACCGTTAGCGTGCTCTCGGATATGGCCAGGATCGCCAGTCAACAAGCAGCAAGCTCGTTACTGAGTGGGCTTGTGGGGCTGGGGGTCTCGGCAGTCGGCAGCTACTTCGGCGGCGGGTCCGGCAATGGCATGACTCCGGGATCTGCCGGAGCGATCTCCTCTAACCTGGGCGCATCCCAGGCTGGCTATGGAAGCACGTATTTTCCGCAGGCCTTGGGTGGCGCCTGGTCGAACGGTGTGCAGATGTTCGCCAAAGGCGCCGGGTTCGCCACCAACAACATTTTGAACACGCCGACCATGTTCGGCATGGGCAATGGCGGGCTGGGAGTCGCTGGTGAGGATGGGCCTGAGGCGATCATGCCTTTGGCACGCGGGCCTGACGGATCGCTGGGCGTACAGATGGTCGGCGGCTCCGCGAGCGGAGGCACATTGGTGCAGATTGATGCTCCTATGTATTTAACCGTTCCGGATAGGAGCGACGAGGGTATGGAGCTTGATAGCACTGCGCTTCAGCAGAATTTGCAGAAGCAGATGCAGGGTGTAGCTGAGCGAGCCATTACCGACTCTTGGCGCGCCGGTGGCGTGAGCTATCGAAACAGCAACGGGAGACGCTGATGGCGATCGAAACATTTACCTGGACTCCTGACGACGAGGCCGGCGGTGACAGCACCCTGCGGACTCGGACATCACAGTTCGGTGACAACTATGCCCAAGTGTCCACCGATGGCTTGAACGCCGAAACAGACAGCTGGTCGCTTTCGTTCGGCGGCTTGGCGGACGAGGTCGCGCCCATCCTGGTCTTCATCAGACGGCACCGGGGCGCTACCGCGTTCTTGTGGACCAATCCCGAGGGTGTACTCGGCATGTACCGCTGCAAGGCCTTTCGGCAGCAGCGCAAGCCGGGCGGGGTGGTGGTGCTAACGGCAACCTTTGAGAGAGCGTTTCATCCATGAGCTTGATCACTCAGTTGCAGAAGCTGGAACCTGGGGCGGAGATTCTGCTGTTTGAACTCGACGGCTCAGATTTCGGGGCTGACATGCTTAGGTTCCATGGGCACGCTATTCCGCACACGCCTCAGGAGCTAGCCGCCGCTGGAGTGAATGCCGACCAGTTGCCGGCCAAGTCGATCTGGTGGCAGGGCAACGAATACGGTGCCTGGCCCATGCAGATCGACGGCATCGAGGCGAACTCGGACGGCACTGCCGTTCGGCCCACGCTAACTGTTGGTAACGTCAACGGCAGGATAACGGCGCTGTGCCTGGCCTTTGACAACCTGCTCGAGTTCAAGCTAACCATTCGCCATACCATGGCGCGCTACCTGGATGCGGCAAACTTTCCCTCGGGCAACCCGGAGGCCGATCCAACAGAGGAAGCGATCGAGGTGTGGTATATCGATCAGAAAGTCTCCGAGAACGGCACCACAGTGGCTTGGGAGCTTGCCAGTCCCGGTGATGTCGGCGGGGAGACGATCGGCCGGCAGATGACTCAGCTGTGCCACTGGGCGATGACCGCAGGCTACCGCGGCCCTAACTGCGGATACACCGGCCCGTACTACGACCTCGATGGAACCGCCACTGACGACCCGGCCAAAGACCAGTGCAATGGTTGCCTGGATTCAGGCTGCACAGTCCGTTTTGGCCAAGGCAACGAGTTGCCATTCGGCGGCTTCCCGGCTGTTTCCCTCATCACACGGAACTGAACATGCGCAAACACATCCTGGCCGCCATGCAAGAGCATGCCGCAGCGGAGTACCCGCGGGAATGTTGCGGGCTGATCATCGCCGTGGGGCGCTCCCAGCGGTACATCCCATGCGACAACACCGCGACTGATCCCGCCGAGGAGTTCCGTATCTCCCCGGAGCAGTATGCCGCAGCAGAGGACCAAGGCGAGGTGATCGGCATCGTGCACTCGCACCCGGACGCTACCAGCAGGCCCTCGCCGCGTGACCTGGCCATGTGTGAGGCCACAGGCTTGCCCTGGCACATCCTGTCGTGGCCTGAAGGTGATTTGCGCAGCATTACCCCTACCGGCCACACGCCGTTGTTGGGTAGGCCATTCGTGCACGGCGCCTGGGACTGCTGGCAGGTGTGTGCGGATTGGTACAAGCGCGTATGGGGTCTGGAGTTTCCAGCTTATGCTCGGGAGGATGGCTGGTGGGAGAAGGCTGACGGCCCGAGCTTGTACGAGCAGGCCTTCGAGGAAGCCGGCTTTTATCAGGTAAGCCAGCCGCAACGCGGTGACATGATCGTCATGGCGGTTGGTCGGACCGTTCACCCGAATCACGCTGGCATCTACCTAGGTGCCGATGCGAAGCTACCTGAGGAGCATGGGCAGGTATTCGGCCCGGGCCCATTCATTCTGCACCACCTGCTCGGCAGACCATCAGAAATCATCGTGTTCGGCGGGCCCTGGCTCGACCGGACGCGCCTTGTGTTGCGTCATCTGGACGCGAAGTGAAGCGGCTAGGCCGCATGGAGGAGGGCATGAGCAACCAGAAGGCTGATGCTGTGGCGGTGAGCCGACTTGAAACGAGAATCGACCCTAGAGCCATAGTTGCTCCTGTGAAGCCTCCGGTGCCCTGCAATTGGGACGACTGCGAGGTCATCCCCTTGAAGCAGGACGGGCCTTGGGACGCCAGAGAGCTGCTATTTGTCGGGCTTAGTAGTGAACTCAAACCTGAAGGTGTTTGAGTCGAAGTCCATGACAAGCACACCATTGCTCAGAAACTGCATACCTAGGATTGCATCATAGTGACGGCCGTTTTTACGCAGCGGGACAGACGTAAACTCGGCCGCTTGCTTGTAGTGCGTCGATGATCCTTGGAGGATGAAAAGAGCTGGGTAAACTGGCTCAATTGTTGTTGCTGATGCAGAGTGGACGGTCATGGTCCGCTCACTAAGAAAACCATTCTGATGCGCAAAATCTTCGTCGATGTAAACTCCCTCAGCCCCTGTGTCGATCAGCGCAGTTATTTCATGAAGGGGCGTGCCCGGTATCGGATCGAATGGGCTCGAGGGCAGTGCGGGCTGTAACAATAATTTAACCACGGGGGTGATCGGATTTCGCTCAGCGATATCAGACAGCCGATCCCCCTGTTGAAGAAAGTAAATTGGGGCCCCTTTTCCTTGGACATTGGCGCTGCTCACATCATCCTCCTAAGTGTTTCCATGGGCTTTCCGGCAACGGACCGGGGCGGTTTTTTGGAGGCACAACGCTACTACGGCTGCTGGCAAGCGGGTTACTGGCTTTCCATCCACGCTGGATGCCCGGCCAGTTCGGCTGCTACAGTCGCTGGTTTCAAGGGGGGGATACCTTATGAAGCTCGATAAGGAACTGGTGCGGGAGATTTTGCTTGCAGTTGAGGCTCATGACGAAGCGCATGGCTGGATGGAGTTAGCTATCGAAGGGCGGACAGCCAAAGAGGTCTCCTACCACGTTATGTTGCTGGATGAGGCAGGGCTTCTTTCGGGGATAAGTCTTGGCGGGATAAATCATTTCGAATGGCAACCGAAGCGATTGACTTACAAAGGGCACGAGTTTCTCGACACCGTTCGTGACCCTGAAGTATGGCGGAGAACGAAGGAGGGAGCCGAAAAGGCAGGTGTGGCCGGCCTTGGTGTGCTCTTGGAGCTCGGCAAGGCTTATGGTAAGCAGTTGCTAAAAGAGCGCCTGGGCTTGGAGCTCTCCTGATAAGCCGGCGGGCCCAGCCCCGCGCAGGGCTTTTTGCATCTGCTGTCGCGAATTTCGATTTCCCGTAAACTGCCCGGCCTATCCACCATTCAAGGAATGAGACCGTGGCATCCAATCACACCGTTACCTGCCCTCACTGCATTACCGAAGTGCCGTGGGGCGCTCGTGTATGCCGAGGTTGCCAAGCCGAGATCGAGTACGGCACGCCTCGTGGCATTACTGCCTTCCTAGGGATCCTCTGCCTGATCGCGGGCTGGTATGCCGCCAAGGTCTTTCACCTCTACATCACCGACAACTCGACAGTCCTCTGGGCGGTGTTCGGGATCGTCTTCGGAGGACTGGCCTTGGCTTGCACGAGGTTCTGTAGGCGCCGGTATGCCCACAAGACCATGTTCAAGCGTTTCTACCGGAAATAGGGGATCACATGCGAATTCTGATCGGTGCTGTGGGGCTAGCGTTGCTGGCGGGGTGCGTGACGACCGCAGACTTGGAAGGCAACGAGCCCTCGATTAGCGCGATAACGAAGAAAGAACCAAAGCAGTATGCTCTGTGTGTATTTCCTAAGTGGCAGGCCGCCAGGACGGAATCCTCCATGGTCGAGACCGAAAACGGTTATCGCTTATGGGTGGCGAATAGCAGCATGGCAGACGAGCTGCTTGATATCACTAGAACAGCGACTGGCAGCTCTATAGCTCTGCGACAGCGTATGCCGTGGTCAGCCATGCCTGGTCGTTCCGCTGTGGAGCGAGCTGTCAGAACATGTCTTTGAGTCACTCATCACAAACCGCCTTAGGGCGGTTTTTTTATGCCTGGAGGAATCATGGCAACCGCAGCGGCCGACTATCAACCAATGACCATCATCAAACTGTCCGGCTCGCTGGCACAGAAGTTCGGGCGCACGCATCGTCGTCAGATTGACAGCGGCGAGACCTGGGAAGTCTTCAAAGCCTTGAAAGCCACGGTCCAAGGCTTCGAAGAGGAGATCAGACGGCTCGATGGACTAGGGTTACGCTTCGCTATCTTCCGTAATCGAAAGAACATTGGCATGGATGAGTTGAGACTTCGAGGCACTCACGAGGTACGCATCGTGCCTGTTGTTCATGGCAGCAAACGCGGAGGGATTCTTCAAACCATCATTGGCATAGCCTTGATGGTGTCGTCCATATGGCTGGGGCCGTCCGCATTCTATGCTGGTCTTTCTATGACGCTGGGCGGAGTCGTCCAGATGCTCAGCCCCCAGGCTAAGGGACTATCCCAGAGTGCCGCCCCTGAAAACTTGCCGTCCTACGCCTTCGGCAATGCCAAGAATACAACGGCAAGCGGAAACCCCGTCCCGATCTGCATCGGGGACCGCCGTTGGGGGGGAGCAATCATCTCGGCATCTACGTACCCCGAAGACAAGATCTGAAGAAACCACAGAATTCCAGCCGCCTCCGGGCGGTTTTTTATTGCCTGGAGGAAAGCATGGGTGCTACAGCTCATATGGACATTGCCGGCGCCAAAGGCGGTGAGAGTAAGCCTAAGACGCCGGTCGAAGCCCCTGACAGCCTGCAGTCCACGATCATCGCCAAGATGCTGATCGCTGTAGGTGAGGGCGAGTTTGACGGAACCCCGACCGATCGTGACATCTATCTCGATAACACCCCGATCATGGATGCTAGTGGTAGCGTGAACTTCCCCGGCGTGAAGTGGGAGTGGCGACGTGGCACGGTGGAGCAGGACTACATCCAGGGCCTGCCCGCGATCGAGAACGAGACTACGGTCAATGTCGAACTGCGCAGCGACAACCCTTTCGTCCGTGCGCTTAGCAACGCTCAGCTATCTGCCGTGCGCGTGCGCATGTCCTGGGATCGACTCGCCAGTCAAGATAGCACCGGCAACACAAACGGCTATCGGATTGAGTATGCAATTGATGTGTCCACGGATGGCGGCGCTTATGTGGAGGCCCACCGCGGCGCCGTGGACGGGAAAACCACTAACGGATACCAGCGGTCTGTACGCGTCGACCTGCCAGCTGCGACATCGGGATGGCAGTTCCGCGTCCGACGCCTCACGCCGAACGCCAACAGCGGAACCGTGGCCGACAAGATGATGATTGCGGGCTATACCGAGATCATCGACGAAAAGCTGCGCTACCCGAACACTGCTCTGCTGTACATCGAATTTGATGCTCAGCAATTCACCAACATTCCAACGGTAACAGTTAAGTGCCGGGCGCGCCGCTGGCCAGTGCCAACAAATTATGACCCAGACACCCGCACCTATACTGGCGTTTGGGATGGCACCTTCAAGCAGGCATGGACCAATAACCCTGCGTTCGTCAGCTATGGCCTGTGCGTCGAGGACCGTTTCGGCCTGGGCAAGCGCATCAAATCCTGGATGGTCGACAAGTGGGAGATGTACCGCATCGCTCAGTACTGCGACCAGCGGGTGCCGAACGGGCAGGGCGGGCAAGAGCCTCGCTTCCTGTGTGATATGAATCTGCAGGGCCGCGCCGAGGCCTGGACCCTGCTGCGCGACCTGTCGGCAATCTACCGTGGCATGGTGTATTGGGCCCACGGCTCGCTGTTTATGCAGGCAGACATGCCGCGCGCCCAGGACATCGACTACGTGTTCACCCGGGCCAACGTTATTGATGGCGACTTCATCTACGGTGGCGCCGAGCGCAACACGCACTACAGCCGCGCTCTGGTGAGTTATGACAACCCGGCCAACAACTACGACACCGACGTCATCCCGGTCACCGACATGGCGCTTCAACGCCGGTACCGTGATCGTCCGGTTGAGATATCGGCCATCGGCTGCACCCGCGCCTCCGAAGCGCAGCGCCGCGGAAAGTGGGCTCTGCTGAGCAATAGTCAAGACCGTACTGTCACCTTCAAGACCGGCATGGAGGGCCGCATCCCGCTCCCTGGCTATGTCATTCCTGTGGCGGATGAGCTGGTGGCTGGCCGCCCGAACGGTGGCCGGATTTCGTCGGCAGCCGGGCGCGTCGTGACGCTGGACCGTGATACGCCGATCAAGGCCGGCGACCGTCTAATCCTGAACCTGCCGAACGGCACCGCCCAGGCGCGAACTGTACAGTCGGTTGCCGGGCGCGCAGTGACGGTGACTACCGCATACAGCGTGCAGCCAGAGCCAGAACTGCAGTGGGCGATTGATTACGACGACCTGGCTGTCCAGCTGTTCCGGGTGCTGAAGACTACGCGCACCCAGGAAGGTGACTACGAGATCACCGCGCTCGAGTTCAATCCGAGCAAGTTTGCGGCCATCGACACCGGCGCCAAGCTGGACGAGCGCCCGATCAGTGTCATCCCGGTGACGACCGTGCAGCCACCGGCCAGCGTTACCCTGACTTCGGCCTACGCCGTGGATCAAGGTATTGGCGTGAACACCATGACCATTTCCTGGCCTGCAGTGCAGGGGGCCGTCGCCTATGACGTGGAATGGCGCAAGGACAATGGCAATTGGGTTCGAGTACAACGCACCGGCGCGGCTTCTGTCGATGTGGTGGGTATCTATGCGGGGGCCTACCTGGCGCGTGTGCGCGCTGTGAGCTCGTTCGATATCACGTCGACCTGGCGCGACTCCATGCTTACCCAGTTAAAGGGTAAGGAAGGTCTACCGCCTGCAGTTGCATTTCTCACTACTACGCCGCTGGTGTTCGGCACCCGACTGAACTGGGGCTTCCCGGCTGGCGCGGAGGACACTGAGCGCACTGAGATTTGGCAGGGCACAACCACCAAGCGCGAAGAGGCGAGCAAGCTTGGGGACTTCGCTTATCCGCAAGCTGAGCACGAAGTTCACGGTCTAGCGGCTGGTGTATCGTTCTTCTACTGGGCGCGCCTGATTGACCGTAGCGGGAACGTTGGTCCGTGGTATCCAACCGGCGTCGGCGTGAACGGCCAAGCCAGCAGCAACCAGTCCGAGTATGAGGAATACTTCAAGGACAAAATCAGTAACGGTTCCCTGTACCCGGCACTGCGCGACGAGATCGCCCTCATCTCTGGCCCGCCCGATCTCCCGGGGTCGGTGAACAACCGTCTGGAAGAGCTGGACGAGCAAGTCACCGAGATCACCGACCAACTGGGTGATGCGGTGACGCAGGTTCAATCCAACCTCGACACCGCCACTCAACAGGCTCAGCAGGCCATCGACCAGGTTGCAGAGGCCGCCCGGCAGGTGCAGCAGGACCTCGATGAGGCCACCCAAGACCTGCAGGGCCAGATTGACGGCGTCAGCCAGATCGCCAAGTCGCTGCCGTACAACGCCGACAAAACCTATACATCTGGCCAAACCGTGTTGGGTACCGACGGCAAGCTGTACCAGGCATCGAAGGCGGTACCGAAAAACACCGCGCCGCCGAATACCAGCTATTGGACTGATGTCGGCCAGGTTGTGCAGTCGGCGAACGGGCTTGCCGCCCGCGTGCAGACCGTGGAGACCAAGGTTACCAACCTGGAGGGCACCACCACTTCGCAAGCCACCCAGCTCACCGGCTTGCAGTCCAGCCTGACCACCACCAACCAGAACGTCACGGCGGCTCAGCAAGCGGCGCAGGATGCGGCGACCCTCGCGGGCGGCAAGGGCAAGGTCATTGTCCAGGCTGCAGCGCCTGCTGTTGCTGACCGCCTGGCGCAGAACCTCTGGATCGATACCACCAGCAACGCCAACACGCCGAAACGCTGGAATGGCAGCGCTTGGGTGGCGGTCACCGACAAGGTCGCAACGGACGCAGCCGCGGCAGCCGCGAACGCGCTGACGGTGGCGCAGACCAAAGCGGATGCATCGGTGGTCAACAACCTGTCGACTCGGGTGACCGATGCCGAGGGCGTCATCACGTCGCAAGGCCAGGCTATGACCGGCCTGCAGAACAGCCTGGTCGCGACCAACCAGAACGTGTCGGCCGCCCAGCAGGCTGCGCAGGATGCGTCCACCCTGGCGGGCGGGAAGGGCAAAGTGATCGTGCAATCTGCTGCCCCGGCTGCCGCTGATCGACTGGCGCAGAACCTCTGGATCGATACCACAGGCAACGCCAACACACCCAAGCGGTGGACTGGTAGTGCCTGGGTGGCGGTGACGGACAAGGTGGCGACCGATGCTGCAGCCGCCGCGGCCAATGCATTGTCGGTCGCGCAGACCAAAGCCGATGCCTCGGCTGTTGATTCGTTGTCCACGACCGTGACTCAGCAGGGCAACACCATTACGTCGCAGGGCCAGGCACTCACTGGACTCAACAACGGCTTGACCACCACCAACCAGAACGTTACTGCGGCGCAGCAGGCAGCCCAATCTGCTTCCGACCTGGCCGGCGGTAAGGGCAAGGTTCTGTTCCAAACAACAACACCGGCGGTTGCTGATCGGGCGGCCCAGAACCTCTGGATCGACACCACCGGCAACGCCAACACTCCGAAACGCTGGAACGGTAGTGCCTGGGTGGCTGTGACCGATAAAGTGGCCACTGATGCGGC